TGCGATCGATGACGACCCGCACCGCGCGATTGTCGATGACGCGGCGCGTGATGATCGGCGTGCGGCGGCCGGTATTGCGCACCAGGACATAGACCGACCAGGTGCCGCGCATATGCGATCCACGCGCTTCCCGGCGCAGATAGCCTGCACGCATCAACCAGTTAATCATGGTTTCGGCCGATCGCCGGTGGCATCCGGCGGTCAGCATCAGTTGCGGCAGGTCGAACCGCTTCATCACACGCATGGCGATCCACAACCGGTCGCTGGCGGTCGGCTGGCGCATGGTGATGCGGCCTTCGACATCGACATGTGGCGGCACCAGCGGTGGTTCAGGATCGTTGGCAATCTTCGGTGCCACCGCAAAACGGATGGGCTGGCCGTCGATACGCATGACCAGCCCTGCCTTGCGCCAGCGCGACAAGCGATGCTGGATGGCATTGGGCGCGGCGCCGCAATCCTGATGCAGTTCGCGGATCGTGCGTGGCTGTTCGGCCGCCAGCAGCGCGCGCCACAGCGGCGTTTCCACCGGCGTGCCCGGGTTGGCGTAGTTGATATATGCCATCACGCGGCCACTTTCCGGCGACGGGGCAGTTGGCCGGTCATGAACGGACGATTGGCCCAGCGCTCGCGGTTCATTGACGCCGTGCCCGCCGCCATGGCCTCAGCCTGGGCTTGTTGCAGGTTGACGACGATACGACGGGTAACGCCGTGGCACGCGGCATGGATATCCACGACCAGGTCATCCTCAACCACGGCGCGGTTGCAATAGTGATCGCGCAGCAACAGCGCGTCCTCAACCGATGCAGGCTCGGCTGGCTGGGAAACAAGGATACGATTGTCGAACCGTTCGCGCCTCTTGAGCTTGGACGGCAACGTTTCCTCGCCGATCATCAATATCGGAATGCGCGTCGCGTCGTGGATGGCGCGGATGATCTCAATCCAGTCGCGGTCGACGATATAGTCAGTCTCGTCGATGACGAGCGGCTGGGGCGATGCGGTTAGCTGGTCCTTGATCTGCGCCAGCAGGCGCGGCGCCGATCGTTCGAGTTTGGCGATGCACAGTTCGCTGGCAATCGCTTCCAGCATGGCGCGCTGGGTCCAGGTCGGCTCCGCGACGACATAGATGCCATCGAAATGCGCTGAGATATGCGCGGCAGCGACCGATTTGCCATAACCCGACTGACCAAAGAAAAGGCCCAGGCGCGGCACGCCGGGTGGCGCTTCCGCGATCTTCAACATCGCGGTCATCGCCAGGCGCATGTTGGTTAGCTGGGCAGGCGGCTTGATGCCGACGCTTTCAGCCGCGAAGGTTTCGTGGGTCATCAATATGTCTCCCGTGTATTGGCGATTTTCTGGGTTGGGGTCGGGGTTGGGGCTGGGGCTGGGCGCGGCGCGAAGTGCGTCTTCAGGATCTTGTCGGCGCGATATTCCTCGGACGTCGCAAAGCGGCGTGCCCAGCCAAGTTCGTCGGCATCGACATCGATTCCGGCCGATGCGTTGGCGATCAGCTTGTCAGCGGCGGCGACGCGTTCGTGGAATGGCAGCGACGCCATCGGCGTGCGGCCTGGCGATGGCTGCGCGATCGTCCTGGCATCGACCGGCGCACGTGTCGGCATGGTCGCATCGCCCGTGCCCGGATTGTCCGTGCCCGCCGCCGACACGCTTTCCAGCATCGGCGTCGAATGGTCAGTCGTTCGCACCGGCAGCATGGCCAGCTTGCCAGCGGCAACGGCATCCTGGCGGAGCAGGTCATTGCGTGCCTGTTCGAACGTGAATGTCTTCTTGCGTTCGCGCAGTTCGGCGCGCTGTTCCGCCATCCACTCTTCCTGCTGGCGGCGCGCCTGCATGGCGAATTGCTGTTCGGAAAGACCGGAACGTTCATGGTTGACCGCAGTGGCGATGAAGGCGCCATCGGGCGAAAAGACGAACACTTCGCCCAGATCGTCCTCGTCGCGCCGCACCGAAACGCGCCGCCCGATATAGGGGACGAGTTCGGCCGCCCAGTAACGGCCGCGCATCCACTGCACGCCGCGCTTGCCCACGGTGACGTCACCGATATACGCTGACAGCGCGAGCTTTAGCGTGGCATCGTCGGGCGCGCGGCGCGAAGAGACCGGCGATGCGGCGAAACGCGCAAGCGGCGCCATGTTTGTGCCGCTATGGACGCGCTGGGCATAAACGCCCTCCATCCAGTTATCGATGACCTGCTGTAATTCATCAGGCGTCATTTCCGGCACGATGACGGCGCGCCCTGTCCGTTTCTTGGCAGCACCGCGCAGGCGCTGCGCATCGGCGACATTGTGCCCCGCGAACCCGGCCAGCAGGGCAGCGCGTTCGCGGGTGAAGGTGCCGAACAGGCGTTCGACGAACGGCTTTTTTTCCGGGCTGCCAGGAAGGCAGGGTTCAACCTCAATCCCCAGCAGGGGTGCGGCCGTCAGGATCGTATGGTTGATATAGCCGGACCCGTTGTCGGTGCGCAGCCGTTCCGGCATGACGCCCCAGGCCCGGATGGTTTCGACAAGAGTACGGCGAACCGACTGCGCGCTTTCCGACGGAACGACCAGATATTTGGCGCGGCGCGAATAGACATCGATAATGCCCAGGATGCCGCGCCGACCGCCCTTGGTCATTACATCGGCAATCGTGGTGTCGATTTCCCACACCTGGTTGGCATGAGTGATCGCTGCGTCCGCCCTGCCCAGCGCCAGCCGGAACTTTGACTTGTACGCATCCGGGTCACGCGTGCTGGCCAGCAGTGCGGCCTTGTCGCGTTCAAGGCGGGCGATGAAGCGTTCAAGGGTGCTTTGTGAAGGGAGGTCGATGAACTGGGTGGCGACCAGTTCGCGCACGCGCGCCGCCGACAATGGACGATCGGTAATCAGAACTTCGACGGCGGCAGCCACTTCGGGATTGCGCGTGAAATAATCGGACCCCTTGGGCCGCCCAACCCTGCCGCGCGGGCGGGACGAGGGCATTCCTGTCCAGCGGTCGATATAATCGCGCAGCGCCGGTTCGGGCAGATCGGCGACCGCGTATAGCCGCCCGCCGCCAGGGCCGGTGCGCGGCACCCAGGTCCAGCCCAGGCGATCGGCAACCAACTGCACGCCGCGCTTGGTTTCGGGCAAGCCTTCCAGCGCCAATTGCGCAATCTCGTGCGCGCTCAGATGAGTGCGGTTCAGCAGCATGGCGGCGCCTCGCCATCCAGCAAGTCGATCAGTTCACGGATATGGTTGCCCAGACGGCCACGGATATCCTTGCCAACTGGCAACGCGTCGATGGCAACGAGAAGGGCACGGGCTTTCTCGATCGGTCCTGGTGCTTTCGGCAGACCGGCAATAACCAATGTGTCTGGTTTAACGTGGAGCAACTCGCCGATGGCATCACGTTCGTAAGCTGTCATCAGCTCCGGGTGCGACCAGATGATGCAAGCCCTGATATCATCGATGTAAAACCTAAGGGCGCGAGCACCGGATCGATGCCATGCTATAGATAGCTCATGATCGCCCGATGAGGGACGCGGTATCAGTTTGAGCTTTTCGGCCGCCAAGTCCTGAAATACCGCCCGAAACTCGTCAGCAGTCCGCCGATAATCCGAGGGGATAGATGTCAATGGCCGCGCAGCCGCTTCTAGCGATGCGGCATCGCGCCGCATAATTTCTGCGGGCGCGCGTCCCATAATTTCCATGCTGGCACTGCTGAGCCTCTTCATAGCGGCTTGTCCGCAGTGCAATGGGCTGGGTAATTGGTGTAATTGGCGGTTTCCAGGAGAGGCGCATTGTTTTCACGTTTCAAACATGAACTGACAGCTTGTTCGACGGCAGCTTTGACGCGCCGCGAACTGCGACCCCGAAAAAAATCCGTCACTGATTTTGCCGGGAGGCCATTCAGGCGCTCAAACCTGGCAACCGATCCGAATGACTTCCGGATATCGGCCTTGATGTCTTCCCGGTGCATTGCATCGATCATTGTTACACATATCCGAAAAATCGGTCCTATATTTCGGATAATGGGGCAATGAGCTTGGGTCAAGCGACAAATTCGAGTTCGTCGACCAGTGAGCGATTGTTGCTGGCGTTGGGGCCGCGCGACATGCTTTGGCTTTCAAAGGCGACGGGCATTCCCCCGCAAACTTTGAGCGATTATGGACGGAGAGGGATTTCAAAGGCCGAAGCCGCGGTGAAGATTGCGCGTGCTTTGGAAGTGTCGCTCGATTGGCTTTTGGCAGGTGAGCCGCCGCTAGTCGCGGACAGTTCAGAGTGGGGCGAAGTTGTGGCATCGGCAGCGGCACACAAGTCGTGGCCTCAGCAGGCCATTGAGGTTCCGGTGTACGACGTTGACGTAGCTGCTGGTTACGGCCGGACTCCGCTAGAGAGCGATCCCGTCGGCTACTGGCCGATCCCCGTGCAGTGGATCGTAGATCATCTAGGCGGCGATCCGAATTTGAATATCGTGCGAGTGTCGGGGGACAGCCAGGAGCCCGAGCTGCGTAACGGCGACATGGTCATGATCGACCGGCGCCAAAATAGAATCGCGGCGGGCCTCCACGTCGTGCGGCTGGACGACACGCTGATGATTAAGCGCATCCAGTTGGAAGGTCGGATTGTTCGCCTCGTCAGCAACAACAAGACCTATCCAGACGTGCCAGTCGATATGCAGGTCGATCAGGATAGGTTCGAGATCATCGGTAGGGCGGTTTGGGCTGGAAAACTATTGTAACGCAGGCGTTTTTATGATCCTCCGGTTGTTGTTAACGACGGGGGTGAAATATGATTTTTGGTATGTTGTTGATGATTGTCCAGGCTCAGGAAACGTCGTCTGCGGCTGAAGTTCCTGCGCCAGCACCTACTCAGACCGCGACAGAGGCTTCACCGCCTGTCGATACCGGCCTGCATTTGCGCCTGGCATGCGTCGGCACTGGTGAGCATAGCGTTACACATAGCAGATCTGCCCTTGCCTTCACCAACAGGGGCACAGTCTTCGGGGCGCTTGGCTCTTATACCGACCAGCAGAATTTCGATGACCAATTGGACGTCGACATCGATGGCAACAAAGGCCGGGTGCGCTTGCCGCGTCGATTGTTGCCGCCGATCCATGGCGGCGATGCCGGATGGTTCGACATCCAGAATATCAAAATCACGGAAGATGCCATTACAGGTAAGGTAGGCATCAACTTTGCGCATCATCCTGATTTGCGCATCGACAGGCGTACCGCGTCCATTTCTCTGGACGGCAAGGTGGGGTCATATTCTGGCCGGTGCGCAAAAGCCGATACCGAGGCAAAAGCATTCTAATCACGCTAGGGGGAAATTCATGTTTGCGATATTCTTGATGGCCGCGCAGGCCCAGCAGGCGGTTGCGCCGGTTCCAGCCACGACGACTTCGATCGTCGCGCAAAAGCCTGTTGTCGAAACCGGCCATGCCGTGCTGCCTGCCAACACCGACATCATCCTGCGCCTGGACGAAGAGGTGTCGTCCAAGCGCTTCAAGGAAGGTCGGACATTCCGCCTGACCGTGGCGCAGGACGTGATGCTGGGTGATTATGTGGTCATCCCGCGCGGCACACCGGCCAATGGCGTTGTCAGCTATCGCACGGGCAAGGGCGCATTTGGCAAATCGGCCAAGATGGAAATCGACCTGGTCGAAGTTCTGCTGAATGGCCGGTCGATCCAGTTGAACGGACATTACCGCCAGGAAGGGCAAGGCAATACCGGGGCAACCGTCGGCGCGGTGGTGGCGGTTGGCGTGTTTTCCGCCTTCGTCACGGGGCGCAGCGCGGTGTTCGAACAGGGCCGTGAGTTCCGCGCGACGGCGCGCGCACCCCTGGACGTGAAGCTGGGCGGGTAATCCGGGCCGATTTTAAGCCCGTACAGCGCGTTTGCGGTGCCGGGTGGACCATCGGACCATTTTCCCCTTCACCTATGCGGGGCAGCGTGCCCCGCGCAAAATAGAGGCCATCCGGCGACGGGTGGCCTCTTTCATGTCGACAAATCGTGGCGATATCATCAATGTTCGCATTATGTTCTGTTCGAATCGCGGGGTTGAATGATGGCGGGTCATGCGATGGTGATGTTCGGGGAATGGCTGCTGGCGCAGGCGGCACGTGAAGACTGGATCGGCGATCTGGCGCGGATGGCGGTTGGCGATGCGCATTTCGCGCCCGGCTGGAGCGCCGATGATCTGCGCATCCATATGTCGGTGCCCGACACTGACCCGGAACTGTTCGTCACCCTGGACGATGCGGAGCGGGAATGGCAATGCTGCCAGGCGGGGATTGCGGCGTGATGCGCGGCGCATATCGCCGGGCGGTGGAGCCAGCGACGCCCGAGCAGGTCCGCGCGACATTGCGCGGCCTGGCTGCCCATTATTCGGAAAGCCTGGCGGGACTGTCGCGCCTGGTCGGGCGCAACCAGACCTATCTTCAACAGTTTCTGGAACGCGGCGTACCGCAACGCCTGCCCGAAGACGTCAGGTTGCGCCTGGCGCGATATTTCCGCATCGACGAGCGCGAGCTGGGCGCCCGTGACCCGTGGTCGCCGTGACGCTGGTTATGGCTGGCGGATGACTGTTGCGAATGGCGCGTCGGTGCGGCATTGAGGGGGCATCGTCGAAGGCGCGGCGCACGCTGATTTGATGATGTCCGCTGGCTGAAGCGCAGCCGGAATCCTCGCCACCCGTATCGGGGTGGCCATGGAAAAAACGCCCGCCCCAATCCGTATCATGAAGCCCGGCACCTTCACCGATGTGAAGGGCAAGACCGTCACCTTCACGCCTGCCGACCTTCAACAGATCGTCGATACCTATGACGCGGCGGAATATCCCGCGCCGCTGGTCGTCGGTCACCCCAAGACCGACGATCCGGCGATGGGCTGGGTGAAGGGCCTTGGGCTACGCGACGGTGAAATCGTGGCGGAGCCTGACCAGGTCGATCCGGCATTTGCCGAAGCGGTGAACGCCGGTCGGTTCCGCAAGATCAGCGCCAGCTTCTATTCGCCCAGCAGCGCCGCCAACCCGGTGCCCGGCGGATATTATCTGAAGCATATCGGATTTCTGGGGGCCGCCGCGCCCGCCATCAAGGGGCTGGGCACCGTGGCCTTTGCCGATGGCGCCGATGACGACACACTGACGCTGGATTTTGCCGAAACCGATCTGTCGCGCGCGCTTAACGCGGCGATCGACACGATGAAGGAACCGCGCGCCGACATCGTCCGGCGCATGGCGAGCGCGGCGGGCATTGTGCCAAACACCGTCAACGAAATCCTGAACGGCGACATCGCGTCGCCGCCCGACGCCCGCCTGCGCGGATTTTCCCGCGTGCTGGGCATCCCCTTCGACACGCTGAAATCGCTCGTCCCCGCGCCCGCTGCGGACGCCACACCCAAGGAGATCAATATGTCCGAAACCGTCGATCTGGCAGAGCACAACCGCGTCCAGGCCGAACTGGAGGCATCGCGCGCCGAACTCGACCGGCTTCGCAAGGAAGCCGCAGACCGTGAAGCCAGGGCGTTGCACGACGCCAATGTCTCGTTTGCAGAGGCGCAGCGCGCTGCGGGCAAGCTGGCACCTTTCGCCGTCGATCGCGTCATCGCGCTGATGGACAATATCGGTGCTGGCGACGTGATCGCGTTCGGCGAAGGCGACGCCCGCGAAGAGGTGTCGCCGATCGACCTGTTCAAGGGCCTGTTCGACAAGGCGCAGAAGATCGTGGCGTTCGGTGAACATGCAGGCGCCGACAAGGGCGATCCTGAGGAAAAGTCGCCGTCCGACCTGGCGCAGGAAGCGGTCAACTTCGCGGAGTCTGAAAAACAGGCAGGCCGCATCGTTACCGCTGCGCAGGCCGTGCGCCACGTCGCCCGCAAGGCGAACACCTGAACCATCCCCGCAGACGCTTAAAAAGGAGCATATCATGGCAGGCCGGACTGACGGACTGATTAAGAACTTCCGCGCAACGGTTGCAATTCCTGCGCGCACCATCGTCAAGTTCGGCGCGTCCGACCTTGATATCGTCATCTCAGCCATTGCCGCCGACGCATCGATCGGCGTGACGGGTGAGCTTGATGCAGCGGCCGGTGAACGTGCCGATGTCCATATGGGCGACATTGTCGAGGTTCGGTATGGCGGTAACGTCACGCGCGGCGACCCGTTGACCACTGCTGCTGATGGCAGTGGCCGTGCGGTTACTGCCGCGCCCGGTGCTGGCGTCAAAGTGCGCCTGATCGGCTTCGCAATGGCATCCGGCGTTGCCGATGACATCGCCGCTGCCCGTTGGGCGCCTGGCGTGATGACCGGCTGATCGCTTTCCTTTCAACGACGTTTCATCACCAATTCAGGAGCCGAAAATGGCACTTTCCCCCTATCCTATCGATCCGGCGCTTACCGCGATCGCCATCGCGTACAAGAATGCCGAATATATCGCCGACCTGGTGTTGCCGCGCATCCGCGTCGGCAAGCAGGCATTCAAGTTCATGCAGTACAGCGCCGACAAATTCTTCAACGCGCCCGACACCTTTGTCGGCCGCCGATCGAAGCCGGGCGAAGTGACGCTGGACGGTGCCGAGGTTCCTGATTTCACCGAAGATCATGCGTTGGACGGTGGCGTGCCCAAGGCTGATATCGACAATGCCGATGAACGCTATAACCCGCTGGACGATGAAGTCGCCTTCATCATGGAGCTTGTCGCGTTGCGCCGCGAAATCCGCGCGGCGGGCATCATCCATAATGCGGCGACTTATCCGGCCGGACTGAAGGTAGCGCTGGCCGGGGGCAATCAGTTCAGCGATCCTGCATCTGATCCGATTGCGGCGATCAACGGCTATCTCGACCTGCCACTCATGCGGCCCAACCAGTTGGTGTTCAACCAGACCGGATGGACCAAGTTCCGCAGCCACCCAAGCATCGTCGAGGCGGTACTGGGCACCGGCGCCAAGAAAGGCGTCGTCAAGCGCGAAGCGGTCGCCGAACTGTTCGAGGTCAATGAAGTGCTTGTCGGTACGGCGCGGGCGAACAATGCCAAGCGCGGCCAGGCCCCGAACATTGCGCGGGTGTGGGGCAACCATATCGCCGCGCTGTACAAGGCGCCGATCCCGCAGGCCAGGGGCGCGATGACCTTTGGCGGCACTTTCCAGTTCGGCGATCCGATCGCCTCGCAGTGGGAAGACAAGGACATGGGGATGCGTGGCGGCACGGCCTGCCGCGCGGGCGAGAGCGTGAAGGAGCGCGTTATCGCCGACCAGGCGGGCTTCTTCATCGAAAACGCCTTCAGCTGATCGGTGCTGGCGCGCGGGGGAGTTTTGCGCGCCGCGCTGGAAGGGGTGGCCTGGCTGCCATGGCCACCCCTTTTCCCAAAGGAATTTGCCATGACCGAGACAATGAAATTCACGCCTTCATTCCGCGCTAATCGCTGGTTGGAAATCGACAATGCCACTTTCCATGCTGGCGACGCGATTGACATCGAACTGAGTGAAGCAACGGTGGACCAGCTTTTCCCGCTGGGTGTGATTGAGATCATCGTCCGCGATGACGCCGACATTCACGCCGATGATGCCGAGATGGCAGCCCCGGCCGTCGCCAAACCTGCCGTCAAACCAAAAGCCCCGAGGCGCAATGCGGCCAAGCCTGCCGCGCCCGATCCCGCTGCCCAGGCATAGGCGCGCGCGGCGGTGCGGTTTCCACCCGGCCTGTTCGATGAACTGACCGATCCGCTGCCCTGCGAACGCTGTGATGGCGATGGCTGGGTGCCGGGCCAGAAAGGCGACCGCATCGACTGCCCCAGATGCGCCGGTTGCGGCGAAGAACCAGAAAGGAAACGCAAGCGATGACCGATACTCAACAGCAGCAGTCCGATAATATTGCGCCGCCTGGCGACTATGCCATTGTTGAAATTCTTGTCCATCGAACCCTTGTTCGATGGCGAGCTTCTGCCCGCGGTGCTGGTCGGTGGCGGATCGCTTTATCAGTTCACGCCGTGCACCGCCGAAGTGGCCGTCGCCCGAATGCCGCGTAAGAAATGGCAGTTACCTGCCAGTATATCCGCAGCTCTATCGGGCGATGCGCTGGCAATTGCCGATGCGTCAGGCGAACCTGATAGCGACGATAATTATGGCGATTTGGATGAGGTGTTTTGATGACCACTTTTATCCTATTCGTCATCTATCTCGCCGGGATCGTGGTTTTCATGGCGGATGAAGACGGCTGGCCTCTTCACCAACGGTTGCTGCTTAGCCTGGTCTGGCCTGCCGTGATGGTCGTCGCCGCGTGCGTGGAATTGTACGATCTGGTCGACCGCAAATGGTGACGTTGCGCATCAAGCAGCCCGGTGAAGTGCGCGTCTTTGATCCGGCTATTGCCAGCGCGTCGGCGATCGTCGCGCTGGTCGATGCGGTATCGACGCCACGCGGCCTGGTGCCTGGTGCGCCCAATCTTGATCTGACGGCCGAACTGGCGGGCGGCGTGGTGCGCGTGACATTGGGCGGTGGCGCCGATGGCGAGCGCTATCTGGTCACGGTGCGCGTGGGCAATGCCGATGGCGAAACGCTGGCAGGAGAGATCGACCTGGCGGTGATCGACGGCGCATGGGTGATGCCCGATGGCGGCGTGCCTTATGTTTCGGTCGCGGCATTTGTCGATCGTGTCGGCCTGGATGAAGTGCTGCGCCAGACCGATCTGGACGGTTCGGGCCGGATCGATCGCGCTTTGGTCATCAAGGCATTGTCGGATGCCCAGGCGATGGTCGATGCCAATCTGGCGGGCAAATATCAGTTGCCGCTGGCCAGCGTGCCGCCGCTTGTCGAAATGCTGGTGTGCGACCTGGCCCGCCTTCGCCTTTATCCTGGCGGCGCGCCGGAAGGCATTGCCGATGCCGCGAAATCGGCGACGCGCACGCTGGAACGCATCGCCAGCGGCCAGATGCAATTGGGCGTTGCCGCCGCCGAGGCGCCGCCGCCTGCCGCCACGACATCGATCCTCATCAGTCCCGGTCGTCGGCAATATCCCGATGGCCTGTGCGATTATTGAAGGGCTGAGGCATGGCCGACCCGATCGTCATTGATGTCGAGATCAGCAACACGCTGAGCGATGCGCTTAATCGCGCGATTGCCGGTTCGTCCGACCTGTCGGTGCCGATGAGCGATATCGCCGGGCATCTGGCCAGCGAAGCGCAATTGCGCTTCGAGACGGGCACCGATCCGGCTGGAGTGCCGTGGAAGCAATCGAAACGTGCCATGGAAGACGGTGGCTTGACGCTGGTGCTGTCGGGCGACCTGAAATCATCCATCCGTGAAGACTGGGGGCCGGATTATGCGGCGGCCGGTCCCGAGGCATCGGGCGGCGCTGCCGTCTATGCCGCGATCCATCAATTTGGCGGCACCATAAAGGAGGCACTGGCGTTCGGCGTGCACGTGGTTGCTCAGATCGTCATCCCCAAGCGCGAATATCTGGGCTGGAACCAGGAGAGCGAGGATTATGCGCTCGACACGCTTGGCACGTTCATCAGCGGCCTCTTCGAGGGCAGTGCCGCAGCAACGCCGGGTGCCGCCTGATGGACCTGTCGCTTGCCCCCATCATCGACAAGCTGCGCGCGGCGGGCCTTGATCCGGTCGAAGGCCTGTTGGAGCTGAAGGCTATGACGGCGCCGCCTGCCCGGCTGCCCGCCTATTTCGTGGTGCCGACCGACGAGACGGCGCAGCCCAACAATGTGGCCGGCGCGCGCGACCAGCGAGTGACGGTGGCGTTTTCGGTCGTCATCACGCTGCGCGGCGCGCGCCATGGCGACACAGTGAACGACGAACTGAAACAGACGACGCGCCGGGTGAAGGACGCGCTGACCGGATGGACGCACCCCGATGCATCTTCGCCATGCGATTATGTCGGCGGCAGGCTGCTGTCGGGCAGTGGAAGCACTATAGAATGGCGAGTGCGGTTTAGCACTCGCTATCATTTGAGGAGGCCGTCTTGAAACCCAGCAGCCAGAAACCCGGCAGCCAGCAGTCGCCAGTCACCAACGGCACCGCGCAGGCAGCCGACCTGCCGACCGCGCCGCGCCCGCGTGACGCCCAGGGTCGTGAACTCGACCAATGGGGCCTGCCACGCAGTGGCCCGGCCCGCGCGGCGCGGTTGCAGGCGATGAACATGGCCGACCCTGAACTTGACCCCA